GACACTGCGCTGCTCTGGGTTTCGCAGCCCTGGACCGATATTTACAGCAGTACGACGCTCGATCTGCTGGCGGTCGGACAGCGGACGAGCTTCGCGTCTGCCAATTCTGGAACGCTGGCGACGACGGAAGCAACTGACGCGGCGTCTTTCAGTGGCCGTGTTGAATGGCTTGCTACGCTGGCGACAACTGAGGCGGCAGACGTTGCAGCCTTCGCTGGCTTCGTCGGCGTCAGCGGTACGCTAGCGACAACTGAAGCGCAGGACATCGCGGCGTTTGCCGGTGACGTCAAAATCTCGGCAACGCTGGCGACGACGGAAGCGACAGATATTGCGGCCTTCGCTGGCCAGGTCGTCATCTCGGCGGCATTGGCGACGACGGAAGCGCAGGATCACGCCGCCTTTGCGGGCGACGTCAAGATCTCGGCGGCGCTGGCGACGACTGAAACGACGGACGTCGCGGTCTTCAACGGCGACGTCAAGATCTCGGCGACATTTGCGACAACCGAGGCCCAGGATGTCGCCGCCTTCATCGGCGGTCCTGTCATCTCGGCAACCCTGGCGACGACCGAAGGCCAGGACACCGCCGCCTTCGTCGGCCTGGTCGCGATCCCCGGCACCCTGGCAGTCACCGAGGCCCAGGACGTCGCCGCCTTCGCAGGCGCCGGGACGTTCCCGACCATCACCGGCACTCTGGCGACGACGGAGGCGACCGACGCCGCAGCCTTTGCCGGTGACGTCAAGATTGCGGCAGCGCTGGCGACGACCGAGACGCAAGATCATGCCGTCTTCACCGGCAGTGTCATCGTTTCCGGCACGCTGGCGACGACTGAGACGCAAGACCATGCCGTCTTTGCCGGTAGTGTTGTCGTCTCTGGTCCGCTCGCGACAACCGAGCTGCCGGATGTCGCGGCCTTCACTGGCAGCGTCGTCGTCTCGGGCGCGCTGGTAACGACTGAAGCCCCGGACGCCGCGGCGTTCAGCGGCACGGTGATGACCGGGGTCGGTGCCGTCCTGGCGACGATCGAGGCCGGGGACATCGTGGTCTTTAACGGCAGCGTCACCATTGCCCCGGTGCAGGTCACGTTTGCAGTCATCGAGGTGCCGGATCGGGCCAGCTTTGATGTGGTGCCGCAGATGGAATTGAATTTTGGACGCAAGGCCTACCGGCCCAATCGATGGTGAGGAAAAATGGGAATGCCAGTTACGACGGTCGCCAGTGGCGGCCTGCCGGTGGTCGACGTCGCAGTCGACGCTGGTGCGCTCAAGAAGCTAGGCACGCCAGTCAGCGAGGTGGCCAACGGCACCAGGGTGACCAAGGTGACGGCGCCCGCGCCAGGTCTGCCGGTGCTCTATGTGACGCCGCCGCTATGAAGCGATTGCCGATTGTCCGTCATATCCGTTGGCTGATTTGGGCATGGCGCGTTGAGCAGCATTATGAGATGTGGCGAACCATTGGCTCGCTTCCAGTCAACCGGCATCTCGATGATCAGATGCTGGATGCTATCTGGCGGGGCGAGCGATGAGTAGCGTTAGACTAATCGAGGTCGAGCCCGGCAAGTGGCGGGTTTACCGGCCACCGTTAATGGTTCGTAAGTCTAACAACGTGCCGCTGCCCTACGTGATCTCCGACATCATGCCGCCGACCGAACAAGTCGACGGCAGGTTCTACACTTCAAAGCGCGCCTTCCGCGCCGTCGGCCGCGCGCTCGGCCTGACCGAGGTCGGCAACGAGAAGCTGCCGCCGAAGGTTCGCACCGTGAACACCGCGGAACAGAAGCGAGCCCGCTGCGAGACGATCAAGGCGGCGATCGAAAGGTACCGATCTCGATGAGGGAACTGCCGACTATGCACCCCAATGCGATCTTGGCGGCGTGGGTCGAAATGCGGAACCGCGGTCAATATTACATTGGCCAGCTGGGTGGCCCGCCACTGCACATCGACGACTGGAAGAAGCGGGAACTGGAGCGCTACGATGCCGAGCACATCCGCCAAGCAACGCCGCACCATGCAGGCCGCGGCCCACGATCCTGAATTTGCTAAGAAAGTCGGTATTCCTCAGTCTGTTGCCCGCGACTTTTACGAGGCTGACCAGCGCAAGGGGCGCCGCGCTTCGATCAAGAAGGTCTTCGACAAAGTGCGCCACAAGTAACCCACCGGAGAACGAGCAATGACAGATACCACCGTTGCCCCTCAGGGCAGCGCGCCTCAGGCTGCGCCTGCGACCGAGGTTCCGATCAATCCAAATCCCGTCTCGATGCCCGGCCCCGTCGGGTCGCAGGCGCCACAGGCGCCGACCGGCGACATCAAGGGCAGCGAACACCGGCCCCCGAGCCGTAGGGAGGCCATACAGGCGGCATTCGAGCGGGCCAGCAATCCGACCCAGCCAGCCCGGCACGCTCCCAAGCCCGCTCCCAAGCCCGCCGAGGCCAAGGCTGGCCACAACCAGCCACCCGAGGAGACCGAAAAGTTCGACCTCAAGAAAAGGCCTGCCGCGGCCGCTCCCCATGCCGACCAGCCGCGTGAGCAGGGCAGGTTTGCCTCCCGCACGCCAGGTCAGCCACAGAACAGGCAGGCGCCGCAGGCCGGGCAGCAGCCTGGGCAGCAGCAGCCTGGGCAGCAGCAGCCCCGCCGGTTGCCTGAGAATACGCCGTTCCGGGATCCGCCCGCGCGGATCTCGGAGCACGCCAAGGCGGCCTGGGCTAACACGCCGGAGGCGGTGCGCGGCGAGGTTCACCGGCAGCAGCAGGAGTTCCTTAAGGCCTACAACTTCTACAAGGCCGGGCATGAGGCGATGCAGCCGATCATGCGGTTTCACCAGATGGCGCAGGAGCATGGCACCACCCTGGAAACGGCACTGACCAATTACACCGGCATGGAGCAGAAGCTGCGGGCCGATCCGATCGCGGGGCTCGACCTCATCGTCCACAATCTGAACCTCAGAACGTCGGACAACCACCGCCTGACCCTGCGCGACATTGCCTACCACGTCCTGTCGCAGTCGCCGGACCAGCTCAAGGCGATCCAGCAGGGCAACAACATGCAGGCCGCGGCCCACCAGATCGGAGCGCTGCACCAGCAGGTGGCAGGCTTGCAAAACCATTTGCAGCAGATGCATACTCAGCAAGAGTTCCGGTACACGCGGTCGGCGGTTGATCAATTTGCCAGCAGCCATCCGCGGTTCGACGAGCTTGGTCCCCTGATCGAGCAAGAACTACGGTTCGGCTACGACCTGGAGACCGCCTACCGCCGCGCGGCATTACTCCGCCCGAGCACACAAGCGGCTCAGACCCGCACCACATCGGCTCAGACCCGACCTGCCGACCGGTCTATTCGTGGCTCACCCGACACCGTTGCAAACGGTGGCCGTCGAGAGCGTCCGAAGGACACAAGTCGTTCCCCTCGTGAAGCGATTGAGAAAGCAATCGGCCGCATGAACGGCGCCTACTGAACCCTGTGGAGAAACAATTATGCCTAACGTCACCTCAAATGCCGCCTACCAGCAGATCCTTTCGATGGCGATCGAGGACCGCTCGACCGGCTACCAGGATCTCGTTTCGAACAATAACGTCTTGCTTGCGGCCATGAAAAGAAAGGGCCTCTGGCAAACCTACAGCGGCCCCAAGATCCGGCAGACCCTGCAGATCGGCAAGAGCAGCGCGCAGTGGTATTCCGGCTACGACCAGCTGCTCAACCCGGCGATCGATCTGTTCAACGATGCCTTCTTCGACCCCAAGATGGTGGTCATTCCGATCATCCTCAGCTTGCAGGAGATCCTGAACAACGAGGGCGAGGCCCAGCTCATCGATGTGTTCGAGGCCTACATGTCGGCAGCCGAGAAGGCCCTCAGCGACGCCATGGACGCCGGGATCTATTCCGACGGCACGGCGAACGGCGGCAAGCAGATCACTGGCCTTGCGACGGCGCTGCCCCTGGTGCCGAACACGGGCGTCTATGGCGGCATCGACCGCGCCACGGCTTCGATCTGGCGGCCGTCGACATTCGACCCGTCGGGCGCTGCGGGTGCGATCTCACTGGGTACCTTCGGCACTCAGGTCACGAGCACGACAATCCGGCCCATGCTCAACTTCATCATGACCCGGCAGAGCCGGGGCCGCGACTATGCGGATCTCATGATCATGAGCCCGGAGCACTATGCAGCCTATGACGCTGCGACGATCGCCATTCAACGGCAGAACAACGAGACGTCGATGGGTCGGCTCGGGTTTAGTGCGCTGGAATATATCGGCGGCGGTAAGCGTGCCGAAATCGTGCTCGACGGTGGCATCGGCAGCAACATGCCGTCAAACACCACCATTGGAATAAACACCGACACCATGCGGGTCCGGTACCACCCCAACCGCAATTTCGACAAGCTGTTCGAAGGCGACGGCCAGATGCCGATCGACAAGGACGCGATCGCCCAGTTCATCGGCTGGATGGGCGAACTGACGATGACCAATCCGCTGTTCAACTGGCGCTTCTACGACAGCAACCCTGCGGCCTGATGGACGGCGCCCCCTCGCTTTATCAGGAAGCAGATATCCCGGAGCTGGCCCAACTCCAGCTCCGGGAGACCATCCAACGGAGATAGTCTCATGCCGATGCGTGATCCCGACGACATGCTGGTCGTCATCTTCAAGTACCTTGCGATGGAAAATGCAGAGAAGACGCTGGCTGCCGGTCGGCCCGTCTTCGACGACGTCGAGGTTTGCGAGATCCGCACGCCAGGCTCGCGGGACGTCAAGATTTTCCCGGCGAACACGTTCGCGCGCTGGGAAGACGACGCCACCGGGCAGCAGCGCAAGGTTTCCTATGCCGAGAGGTTCTCGCACCAGTACCGGCAGTTCAAGGCGCTGGCGACCCAGACCAAGTCAGGTACGCCGCTTGAGTATGCTCGCTTCTTGACCGATGGCCGCCGCGCCGAGCTGCGCGCCCAGAATGTCTACACCATCGAGGCGCTCGCCGAGATCGACGGCAACGAGCTGAAGAACCTCGGCCCCTACGGCCGCGAGTTCAAGAACAAGGCGATCGAGTACATCGAGGAAAGCCGCTCCGCTGCTCCCAACAAGCAGATGGAGGCCGAGCTGGAGGCGCTGCGCGCCCGCAATGCCGTGCTCGAGGAGGACATGACCACGCTGAAGAGCATGCGGCAGCAGACCGAGAGCGCATTGGAAGACATGAGCGACGAGCAGCTGCGCGAGTACATCACCGCCCAGACCGGCAGCCCGCCGCAGGGCGTGCTGCCGCGCAAGACACTGAAGCGCATGGCAATGGAAGCAAGGCCGGAGCTTCCGAGGGGAAAGGTGGCGTGAGATGACGCTGCTGACAGTGGTGCAGGATGTCTGCGCGACAGTTGGCGTGGCCATTCCGCAAAGCTCGATCTTTTCCAACATCTCCAACAACCGCACCATGCAGGAGATGCTGTCGCTCGCCAATGAAATGGCGCAACGCATTGCCTACGACACCCGCGACTGGACGCTGCTGAAGGCGGTGTCGACCATGGCTGGCGACGGCAGCAAGACGGCATTTCCACTGCCGACAGACTACAAGCGCATGCTGCTGACGGCCAACGTCTGGAGGTCGACCAACAACGTCACCCCGATGCGGTTCGTCCCCGACACCGACGAGTGGCTGCAGCGGCGGGCGATGAACATCTACGACGCCTATGGCGAGTGGACGATGATGGGCGGCCAGATGCTGATCTTCCCGGCGATGGGCGCCAGCGTCACCGCCTACTTCGCCTACCTCAGCAAGAATTGCATCGCACTGGCTGGCGGCGGGCTCGGCACCGCCTTCATGGCAGACGGCGACAGCTTCAGGCTCGACGAGCGCTCGTTTAAATTGGGCATGATCTGGCAATGGAAGGCGCAAAAAGGTGCGCCCTACAATGAAGACCTCGGCACCTACGGGGACGCCCTCACCAATGCCATGGGACGCGACAGCCCGGCGCCAATCCTGATCGGGCGCAAGCCGCTCGCGGTTGCCGCGCGCACTGCCTATCCATTCCCGGTGCCGACGCCATGAGCATTCACCAGGACTTCCGCCGCGTTGCCGTGCAGCCGCAGGCGGCACAGCAGCTTGAGGCCACGACAATTCCGGCGCCGAGCCGCGGCCTCGCCCTGGATGAGAACCTGGCCTACATGCAGCCCGGCGGCGCGCTGGTTTGCGACAATTGGAAGCCGACCCTGCGCGGCGTGGCGTTGCGCGGCGGCTGCATTAGGTGGAGCGTGTTGCCGGAGACGACGCCCGTCATCTCGGGGTTTCAGTATGCGAGCGGCAACGACGTCAAGATCTTCGCAGCCAATGCCACGAAACTCTATGACGTCACGGCGCCGACGCCGACGTTAATTCAGTCTGGCCAGGCGTCCGGCAATTACAGCACGAGCCAGCTCGCCAACCAGGCTGGCGACTTCCTGATCGCCGTCAATGACGCGGGCGACTTGCCGTTGCGGTTTGACGGCTCCGCCTGGACCCGGCTTGCCGCCAGCGAAATCAATGGGCCTGCAGGGTCCGCGGTCGAGCATGGCGGCGCCCTGGTCAACGTCTGCAAGTACCGTAACCGGTGGTTTTTCATCGAGGCGTCCTCGATGAATGCCTGGTACCTGCCGCTCAATGCCATCCAGGGCACGCTGCTGATGATCCCGCTGTCGGGTGCGGCGACCAAGGGCGGCAAGCTGCTGTTTTGTGCGGTGTGGTCGGTCGACGCGGGCGACGGCATCGACGACAAGCTGGTGTTCTGTACCGACCTCGGCGAGCTGCTGATCTTCAGCGGAGGCGATCCGTCTGCGGCAACTGACTGGAGGCAGGAGGGGCGCTACCAGGTCAGCCCGCCGATGGGGATGAATGCCCACATGCAGCTCGGCGGCGATCTATTGATCGCCACGACGTCCGGCATTGTGCCGGTTTCGGCGGCGATCACCAAGACATCTGAAGAGCTGGAGCTGGCTGCAGTCACCAGGTCGATCAAGTCGCTGTGGCGTGACGAGGTCACGGCCAAGCGAGCCTGGTCCTGGACCCTGATCAACTGGGAGCAGTACGGCGGCGCCTTCGTCACCACGCCAGGATCCGCGCCGGGCTACTGCCTGGTCGTCAATGGAGCCACCGGGGCCTGGGCGCGGTTCGTGGGCTACGACGCCACCTGCTTCATGCGAATGCGTGACGACATGTTCTTCGGCACGCAGGGCGGCATCGTCATGCAGGCCGATCGCACCGGCTACGACGACGGCCAGCCCTATACGGCGGTGCTTGTCGGCGGCTGGCAGACCTCGCAGTCGCCCGCCCAGACCATCACCTGGCGCCAGGCGCGGGCGTCGTTTGTGGCGACCGGCAACCAGTCCTTCAACGCGCAGCTGTCGGCGACGGCCGACTTCGTCATCACGCTGCCGCCGCCACCGCCCGCCGGGCCCGATCCGGGCCTGGCTGACGTCTGGGACCAGGGTGCGTGGGACCATGCAAAATGGGACCAGCCGTACACCGCGCAGCCAGTCGCGCTCAATACGGGCTGGGTATCAATTGGAGTGACCGGATTTGCCCTTGCGCCCATCCTCCAGGTGACGGTGGCGCAGCAGGCGGAGCCGGATGTCGAGCTAATTGCCACCTCCGCGACGTTCGAACGTGACGCGGTTACCGTGTGAGGGAAGACGATGGCGGTTTATGATCCAACCGGTGCAATGGGAGGCCTATTCGCGCCTGCCTACATTGCTGGCGATCCGGTTTCGGAGGCTGCGGTCGCGGCCTGGAATGCAGCGCATCTCATGCAGCGCCCGGCGCCGGATGTGGCTCCAGCCCCAGCTCCGGCTCCTCAGACCGCGTCAACGCTCACCGACACGCAGCGCAATGCCATTGCCCAGGCGCTGATGGGGATGGGCAGCACCGGGGCACTGCTCGATGGCCACATCGTCGGTGGCAGCCTCGGTGGCGGCGATGGCGGCGCAAGCGATGGCGGCGCAGCAGGCGTTGGCAGCGCTGGCACTGGAGCCACCGGCATTGGCGGCCCCGGCCCCGGTGTGGGCGATCCGGGTACTCAGGGTAGCCCAAGCACTGGCACTCCCGGCGACGTGGGCTCTCCATCGGCCGCTCCAGGAGCCCCCTCCTCGGTAGGCGATCCAGGAACGGCCGCGCCAGGAACGGCCGCGCCAGGAACGGCCGCGCCAGGGACAGCCGCGCCAGGCCCCTCCTCGGATGCCGCGCCAGGAACGGCCGCGCCAGGGGTGTCATCCGGGCCTGCCCCAGGACAGGCCTCCTCGGTAGGCGATCCAGGGGTCTCCTCCTCGCTAGGCGATCCAGGGCCGACCGCCCTGGGCGACGCTGCAGTGGCTGGGTTGTCGGCGGCTCTCGGTAATCCGGCTGCGGTTTCGCAGGGCATGGCGGACGCCATAGGCGCTGTGGCCGCGACCGCTGGTGTAACATCGGCACCCGAAGGCGACCCACCCGGAACACCCGGCCAATCCCAAGGCAATATAGGCGAAGCCATAGGCGATCCAGGCACCCCCGGCCCCTCCGGACCCGTCTCCGGTGTCCCCGGAGCCCCTCCCGGCCCCACTTCCGAAGCCGATCCCGGCGTCGCTACCGCCTCCGCTACCGTTGGCGATATCGGAGATCCTGGCAATGTTGGCGATCCCGGCGTCGGCGATCCCGGCGTCGGCGATCCTGGGTCGCCTGGCGACCCTGGGTCGCCTGGCGACGCAGCTGACGGCGCTGCACCTGGCGGCGCCGCAGACGGTGCCGCAGACGGTGCCGCAGACGGTGCCGCGGCGGGCGGCACTGATGGTGCCGCGGGCGGTGCGGGCGCGCCGGGTAGTGACGGGGGCGCGCCAGGTGGTGGCACCGGGGGCGCCGCAGACGGTGGCACAGATGGCGGTGCCGGGGACGGCGGTGGCGCTGGCGGAGACGGTGGCTGGTGACGAGGACGGAGGGTTATAGGTGCTCGATTATGTCTATGGCCATGACCAGGTGATTGCGGGGTTTGTGGCCAGCCTGATCCCGCATTGCCGACGCGGCTTCGGCCAGCACTGCAAGGCCGTCGGCGTGATTAGGGACGATCGCCTGATCGCGGGCATCGTCTGGCACAACTGGGATCCAGATGCCGCCATCATCGAGATCTCGGGCGCTGCCCTGCCGCGCTCGAACTGGCTGACGCGGGAGACGATCCGGCGCATGTACGGCTATCCGTTCCTGCAGTGCGGCTGCCAGATGGTGGTGCAGCGTACGCCTGCAGACGACACCAGGCTGCTGGGGATGCTGGCAGCGTATGACTACAGCTTTGTTACCGTGCCGAGGTTATTCGGCCGCGATCGCGACGGCGTCATTTGCTCACTGACGCGCGAGGCGTGGTCAGCAAACCGGTTTAACCAGCGGTTTAAACATCACGTCGAGCCGCCGCTAAAGGAGGCAGCCTAATGCCATACTATCCGCCAGGCCGTACCGGCCCCACCTCACCAGGCTATGGAGCCCCTCCTGCTGGAGTTCCCCTCGGAGTGGGTGGCATGCCCCCGCCAGGAGGCTTCGGAATGCCCTCCGGGGTGGGTGGCCTGCCTCCGCCGCCCAGCAGCTTCGGACTGCCTCCTGGTATTGCCAATGCGCCAGGGTTGGCTGGCACGATCCCTCCAGGCCTTGCAGGCGGAGCCCCAGGCCTTGGCGTCCCTGGGAGCGGGCCGCCTCCCGGCGCACTGCCTCCAGGGCTGCCTCCTGGCCTCGCCAACCGGCCAGGCGGGCTGCCGCCCGGCCTCGCCAACAGAGTGGGCGGGCTGCCGCCCGGCCTCGGTGGCCCCAACCCAGGAGGCCAGCGCGATCGCATTGCCGCGGCGCTGATGGGGATCCAGAACCCGCCTCCGCCGGTCGTCGCCCCGCCCCTGGGAACGCCCCCGGCTGATACGCCTCCGGCGGTCACCCCGCCGATTGTGCCACCAGTCCAGCCGCCGGGGATGCCGCCACAGACCACACCGCCACCGGCACAGCCGCCGTCGATGCCGCCACTGCCATACTAGGACGACACCCATGGGCAAGCCCGACGCCCCGACGCCTCCCGATCCGATCGCCACTGCGCGTGCCCAGACCGGCACCAATGTGTCGACGGCGGTCGCCAATGCGTACCTGGGAAACGTCAACCAGGTCACGCCGACCGGCACGCTCGACTACAACCAGTCCAACTCCTACCAGTGGACTGATCCCACCACCGGGTCGACCTACAACATCCCGACCTTCACGGCGACGCAAACCCTGACGCCGCAGGGGCAGGCCATCCAGAACCAGACCCTGGCGGCACAGTACAATCTGGCCGGGATGGCCAATGCCCAGTCCGCCAGAATTTCCGGCCTGCTGTCCAACAATCTGGATCTGAGCGGGGCGCCGAGCGGGGGCAATGCCCAGAACATTCTCAACGTCCCGCAAGCCGTCACGTCATACAATCAGGGCGGCCCGATCCAGAGCAGCATCGCCGGTGGCGGCCCCATCCAGATGAACGTCGGGCCGCAGGATTTTTCCACCGACCGACAGGCCGTGCAGGACGCGCTGATGGCGCGGATGAACCCGCAGCTGCAGATCGAGCAGCAGCGGCTGCAGCAACAGCTCGCCGACCAGGGCATTCGCTACGGTTCGCAGGCCTACTCCGACGCCATGCTGCAATATTCTCAGCAGGCCAACGATGCACGCTATGGCGCCATCCAGCAGGCGGGCCAGGAACAGCAGCGGATGCAGCAGGAGCTGCTGGCACAGGGGCAATTCGCCAATGCCGCCCAACAGCAGCAGTATCAGCAAAACCTCGGCCAGGGACAATTCGCCAACGCTGCCCAGGGGCAGCTCTACACTCAGAATGCCGCCGCGGCCCAGTTCGAGAATGCAGGCCTGGCGCAGCAGCTGCAGCAGCAACAGTCCGGATTTAATGCCGAGCAGGCGGCCCTGAACCAGTACCTGCAAGAGCAATTTGCAATCCGCAACCAGCCGATCAATGAGATCTCATCGCTATTGAGCGGCAGCCAAGTCTCGCAGCCGAACTTCATTGGCACCAATGCGGCGCAGATCCCGACCACCGACGTTGCTGGTCTAGTCAATCAAAGTTTCAACCAGCAGCTCGGCATCTACCAGCAGCAAAATCAAAACTACCAGAGCCTCGCGGGCGGCATCCTGGGGCTCGGTGCTGGCGTGCTGAAGTCCGATGAGCGGGTGAAGGAAAACATAACCCGGATGGGCACGGTGTTTTCCGCCACCGACGAGGACGACGAGCCAGCGGCCCAGTTGCCGATCTATCAGTACAGCTACAAGGACGATCCAGCCTCCGTCATGCACATCGGTCCCATGGCGCAGGACGTCGAGAAGATCGACAAGGGTGCCGTCAAGACGATCGGCGGCATCAAGCACATCTATCCACAGCGCGTGATGGGCAACATCCTGAGGGCGGCATAAATGGCATATCCAGACAATGCGCCAGAGAGCACTGGACTATTCAGCTTCCTTGCTGGGGCGGACCCCAATGCACCGACCAACTACCCGGCGATGGAGGCGCGGCGCCGGATAGCGATGCAGCTGATGGCTGCCGCTGCACGAAAGGCCTATCCGAAAACCCTGGGCGAGGGCCTTAGCGCAATTGGCGAGGCGATCGGCAGCCGCAAGACGATGAACGACCTGGCTGCGATGGAGGCGGCCTATCAACGCCAGGCGCCGCAGGCGGTGGACATTCCTGCCGCAGAACGCCGCGGGGAGCCTACCGTAAGCGATGCTGGCGAGGAGGACACGCCAGACACAGCACCGACAAAAACCGCGGACCTAGTGCCGGACGTTCCGCCGCCACAGCGCACGACGACTGCAGACGTGCCGCCGCCGTCAGTGCCTGTCGCTGCTGCAGGCATTCCGCCGCCAGCGCCCGTGGCTGCTGCAGATAGCTACAACCCGATCATTCGGACAAACCCAGACGGGACCATTGCAGGCAACATCACCGCGCCGACTGAGCCTCGTGCGGCGCCTGTTGTCGCGCCGCCAGCGGCCCGCCCACAGGCGGTGCTGTCGCCAGGTATTCGTGATCGCATAGCCCTGGCTGCATTACAGCAACAGCAGATGCTACGGCCGCAGGCGGTGCCGCCGCCAAACCCTACGCTGCCGGGGGTTACGCCCCCGGATACACCGGCATCGTTCCAGGGACCGGCTACACCTACAATCTCTGGCCCGATCCAACCGCCTGACCAGCGGCTGGCGCTGGCCGACACGGGCACCATCTCCGACATTGCGCCCGTGCCGCTGGCGGGCACCCTGTCCGGCATTCCGCCCGCGCCGCCGGTACCACTGCAAATCAGGAGTATGCCACAGCAGGTCGTGGCGCAAGCTGCCGGTCTCCCGCAGGCCGGTGTGCCTTCACCGGAGACGCCGCCGCAGCCCTACGAGGCGCCACCCAGCGTCGGCCGGGCGCCGCCACCCTCGGCCATCGGAAGCACGTTCCCAGAGCCGCCCCGGATGCCGCGCAAGTCCGACACCTACCTGCGGGTGGAAGACGCCTACCGTTCCGCGCAACGCTTCGGCGATCCCTATGCAACGGCCGCCATCAAGAGCCAGCTCGACCAGCTGGAGCAGGCGCGCCAGGAGGCCTACAGGCCGATGCTGGAGGCGTGGCAGGCCAAGCGCGAGATCTATGCGAAGGCAGAGGAGGAGCGCCAAAAGCAGCAGCTCCCGGCGAATGAAATCGCGCTGCGCGAGGCCGAGCTGAGGCTGCAAAGGGCCACCATGGATGAGCGCGAGCGCCAGCGGCTGGGCGAGGTGCCAAAAGAAACCTGGATCGCCAACCTCGCCAAGGGCCGTGAAGCCACTGCAGGGCTCGGGTCGAATGCCGTGTCGATCGCACGGGCGCGCGCCCTGGCGGGTCAGATGTACACTGGCTCCGGGGCCGACTTCGAAACTTCACTCAGCAAGATCGCAAACCTGATCGGCATTCCGCTCAATCCCGCGGCTTCCGCCACCGAGCAATTCAAGCAGGTGATGGCGCCGCTGATGTCGCAATTCAGGCAGGTGATCGTCGGCGCCGGGTCGCAGTCCGAGGGAGAGCTGCGAATACTGCAGCAGGCGACGGCCGCCGACGCCAAGCTGACACCGGAGACAATCAAGAACGCACTGGATGCCGCCGAGAGCCTGAACTCGAGGCTGGCGCTGCAGCACCAGCAGCTGGTGCGGCGGTTTGCTGGCGACGAGCCCAATCAGCAGGGCGCGACCTATGGCAATTTCGGCGTTCCGAATATGGAAAGCATCGTCCCGCAAAAGTATGTCGACCGGCTTTTCAGGCACGACAGCGCGCAGGCGCGAAAGGAGTTCGACGACGCCTTCCACACGCCGGGCCTCGCCGCGACCGTCCTGCGAAACCGAAGATACGTTGGGCCATGAGGACATGAGAGATGGGCTTGTTTGATGACGTCAGCGGCGGTCCGGCGCCGGACCTTCCACCGGAGGACGTCCTGGTGTCGCCGTCTGCAGGCGTCAGGGTCGCACCTGTGCCGCCGCTGGCAACCGTGCCGCGCGGATTATTCAGTGACGTCGGCGGCGATGTCCCGACGCCGCCGCAACGGCCGGATCCTAATGCAGTCGACTGGAGCAAGTTTAACCAGCCGCTCGGCGAGCTGAAGCCATCCGATCCGAGCTGGACCGAGTACACCAAGTCGAAGGGCCAGGACGCCCTGATGGCGGCGGGGATGCCGCCATATACGGCGCGCCACTGGTCCGAGGGCCTGGTCGGCATTGGCGGCCTCACGCCGATGGGCAGCGTGTTGTCGGCGGCAGACGCCGCCTACAATGCCCAGCGCGGCAATTATGGTTCTGCCGTGATTGACGCGATCGGCGCGGCGCCGGGCGCCCTGGCGATCAAAAGGTTTACCAGGGGAATGCCGAGGATCGACACCGCCGAGATCCCAAAATTCAATCCTGCGACAGGGAGGGATGAGCTGCAGGATATCGCCAGGTCACAGTATCGTGCCGTCGACGCCAGTCCCGTTGTCTACCACCCGTCGATGATGGATGATCTGGTGAACGCAATCCGCACGTCTTTAACCCAGAGAGGATTTAACCCTGTCAAGGCTCCCTCAGTCTTCTCGGCCCTCGATGCTGCCGTCAACCGGCCAGCACCGCCACCTGGTGCAATCAACATCATCACCCCTAACGACTTCGACACCCTGCGGCAGCAACTACGGGGCGGTGCCCCAGGCACGCAGGACAGCTCTGCAGGGCGTCTCGCCATTGACAGGCTGGATCGAGCGATGGCGAACCCACTTCCACAGCATGTTCTGCGTGGAAGTCGGGCAGACCTGGATACTGTCGGACGCAATCTCGCAGATGCTCGCGGCAATTACCGGGCGTACACAAATGCAGACGTCGTCGAAGGCAAGATCGACACTGCCGCAATCAAGGCCGACATCGCACACTCCGGCGGAAATCTCGACAACACCACGCGACAGTATCTCGGTGGACTACTCACGACCAAGGCCGGGCAGCGTGCCATTGCCGGAACCACAGACGCTGAGAAGGCCGCAATCGAGCAGGCCGCCCGCGGCGATTGGCTGACAAACGCACTGCGCTATGGCGGCAAGTTTCTGGGTGGCGGCGGCGGCCTCGGCCAGTATGTCGCCAGCTTCGGCGGCGGCAGCGCCGCCAGCGGTGCGGCTCACATGCTGGGCGCCGATCCGATTATGACAGGCGCAATCGGCGGCATGGGCACGGCGGCCACCATGGGCACTGGCATTGCCCTGCGAAACGCGGCTGATGCCCGCACCGTCAGGGCCGCCGAGGGCGTGGGCGACTTCATTCGCAAGAACTCGCCGGAGTATGCGCGGCGGAGCGCGCTCAGTCCGCCGATCATCGACCCCTTCACCGCGCAACGCGACGCCATTGCCTATGCCATGACCCCGCAATTGCGCCAGGGCGCGCAAAACATCTGGGACACGCTGCACATTCCCTACGACAACCGGGAGCAAGAGTAATGCCGCGCGACGGTTCAAACATCTACCATCGGCCAGCAGGCACCGACGCGGTCACCAACACCACGATCTCCTCGACCGCCTACAATGCCAATGTCGCCGACGTCGAGCAGGATCTCAACGTGCCGCGGCCGATCGTGGCGGGCGGCACAGGCTCCTCCAATGCGACGGCAGCGATCGCCGCCCTCGGCGGCGAGAAGGCCAAGCAAATCGTCGCCGACTTCAAAAACGACCCGATCGTACCAGGATCGTTTTA